CCCCTTCATTCCGACAGTGAGGCATCCTATGGCTCGAGTCCCTAGCATAACGACAAAGTATTACGTCGCGGTTCCCTTTAAGTACAAGGGGTTGCTGGATTCGGCTGTTCAGATGCTCTCACAAGAAAAGCAAGTCGCACTCCGTAACGGTCGTTCTGTTACAGCGTATGACGAAGCTCTTCGTAAGGTCGGAAAGCTCTACGGCTACCTAGGTAGTCGTTGAGTTAGGGGAGATCCCTTTACGGCCTGGTTTCCACCAGACCGTTGTTTCTATGTTACTTTTCTCGATGGAGTAGATATGTCTTCACCTTCCAAGGGCAATAAATCCCCTAGGCAGCAAACGAAGTATTATCCTCTCCTTCCCCACACTGATGGCTTTTTCAAGCGCAGCGTAGGGACTACACCTTCGATCGTTTCCAGCAAAGTACGTTACCGTCGTGTAATACATAGCACAAGGCACACCACAAGTGGTGTCTTTGTGAATGATAGCACGACGGATGTCGATACTGGCTGGTTCAACTCTCGAAGTTTTGCGAGAAATAAAGACTGGAAACAGCAAGTTGCAAAGAGACAAGACGCAACCTATGCGTATACACGCACTGGTTTCGCCGTTGAGCCCTGCTTCTGGTACGGCACGTCGTCGTCTAACAATTTCGGTAATCCCGAAACAGATGACGATTGGGGCCAGTACCTAGGAGCATTCTTGATCGACGACTCGAATGACGCTGCGTTGAAAGACGTAGCGCTTGCTCGGTTGAAGAACAAGCTCTCTAGCAACATTGGCAGTCATGCGACGTTACCACCCCTCGCTGAGTCAAAAGAGATCCACAAGATGGTTCGTGGACTCAATGATTTCATGGAGGATGTGATGGCGGCGCTGTATGCCATAAAGGAAACACGTGGGAAAGCAATACCGAAGATAGCTGGCAAAGTCTGGTTATACTTCAACTTCGGAGTTAATCCCTTAGTTGATGACTTGACCAAGGCTGCTCAGGCGATCCAAAGTTATAAGGAGCGTACTGATCACGTCCAGCCAATCCAAGGTTCAGCGAGCAAAGACTATAGGTCCCAATTAGTTACAAACGTTGGGCTTATAACGGGTACTGGTGTTTCGCTTGACATAATATCGTCAGCAAAGCATCGACTCTCGTATCGTTTTAAAGGCAGCGTCGCGGTTAACATCCGCAGCGATGCCTCCTACAGCGTACTCGACCATTTAGGGTTAACCTGGAGCCAATTACCAAGCGCTGCTTGGGAACTAACTCCGTACTCCTGGGTTGTCGATTACTTTACTACTGTAGGTCCTTGGTTAGACGACATGTTTTACACCCTTCCGGGTGTGTTAGTTTACTTGTCGGGTAATCGAAGGTATGAACAAGAGTGTACGCATTCGCCAAAGCTGACGTACGGTGGCACTACCAAGTGCTACATTACGACACGGCCCGGCCGTTCGCGTTACTTCTCGTTCTCTCGCGAAAAGCTTTCCATCCTTCCCTCTCGGCAATTACGAGTCAAATCTTTTGACGAGGTTGCCAAAAATGGACTCTCGAAGGTGATGAACCTTGCGAGCGTCTTAGCGGGTCACCTCAAATTTACCTGAGGTCCGCGAAAGGACATACATGTCTTTTGCACCAGCTACACCTGTTACGGGCGCAACTGTCACGGGATTAACTTCCCCGACTTACACGATCGTGGCGGACGTTGCACCGAACATTAACGGCAAACAATACGCTGTTACTGCCCTCGGTGGAACGCAAACGGGAGTTGACGTGAACACGGTCTCAAAGCCGTTTACACTCACCTTCTTCCGTCCTCCTCAACTACGTTCGTTGCCGCAAGCCAACCCCGTTACCGGCGTGATCAAGAACGTGCCGATCAACACCTATAAACTCATTACGAGGAAAGGTGCGGTTCCGGCAGTCAACCAGGTATCACTCACGGCCAGAATTACGACCGTTTTTGAGATCCCGGCTGGCACCGATACGTACGAGCCCGAAGAACTGAACGCGATGATTTCTGCGCACGCAGGTGCGTTGTGGAATCAAGCGGATGGTATCGCTACGACTCTGCGTACGGGGGTCATTTGAATTGGTCGCAGTATGGGAATGCCATGGTGTTTGCGGCAGCGGCGACGATCTTGTTCGCCCATGCCCCGCCCGTTATGGTAGACCCAGTTGTTACTGCATTCAGCCAGATTCGAAGGCCCAATGTTCCTGTTGTCGAGCCTGTCCCAATCGAAGAGTCCCTTGTGGACTTGACGACCAAGACAGTCAAGAAGCTACTGAAATAGTAGTTAAATTTCAGCAGATGCTACTGGATCTGGAATACTAGATACAGCGCCAACAGTCAAAAATCACGTTGTCATCATCGGGAGTTGTCCTGTGAGTAAACGCAACGGAACTTGTGGAGAAGAGCGCCTAACGGCTTTCTTTAACACACTGCTAGAAGAGCTTCTCGCCGCTGGCCCTGCAACTCCGGGGGTTATGCGGCAAGTGCAGCGTGCTCGGAAACGAGCTCGTTTCTTTAACGACAAGCTTCAGGGTTTAGCTATAAGGAATTTCCTTCTGGCGAATGACAAGGTAAAAGAGATTGAAACTTTCTCTCCACCTAGTCGGAATCTTGACAAGGATGTACTAGCAAACGCTCGTTATTTCATTACTAATGCTTTAGAGCGTTATACCAGTACGTTCGACGAGTTGGCCATACAACAGCCTCTCGAGCTTTCATACCTTTATCAGAACTGGCGTTTTGGGCCTGGTTCCAGCAATGGAATCAAAGGAACCCATGCGGCAGATAAGATAGCTCAAGGTATGACGTGCACTGCTCTGTGTGAACCTTTTGTACATAAGCTGCGCCGTACTAACCCTTACTTCATCGCCTTCGATGGCATGAAAGGAGTTTCGGGGGTAGTGCAGATTAAAGGTTCCAAACTAGCAACGGTACCCAAAAACGAGGAGACTGAGCGTACAATAGCGATAGAGCCTTCCGGGAACATGTGCCTGCAGCTTGCTGCAGGCAAATATCTAGAAGAAACTCTGCGCTATATCGGCTTAGACATATCGACGCAGCAGCCTAAGAACAAGGCCATGGCGAAACGCGGATCGGTGCTCGGGGATGTAGCTACCCTCGACCTGAAAGCCGCTTCTGATATGATAAGTATCGATCTTGTACGTGCTCTTATGCCACCTGAGTGGTTCGACCTCCTGATGAAAATCAGGTCGCCGTTCATTCAAGTTCCTAACGGAACTAAGGAGGCATCTTGGGTTGAGCTCAATATGATTAGTACGATGGGGAATGGTTTTACTTTTCCCTTGATGACACTCATTATTGTCTCTTTAATCTACGGTTATCGCTGCTCTATCGGAGGCCCACGTCTTTTCATTAACTGGAAAGATACGTGTGTCTTCGGGGACGATATCATCGTCCCCACGACGGAGTATGCATTGGCTGTAGATACCCTAACGAGAGCGGGACTTATTGTGAATCTTGATAAGTCTTACAGTCGTGGTCCTTTTCGTGAGTCGTGCGGTGGTGATTATCTAAATGGGGTAGATATTACTCCTTTTTATGTAAAGAGCCTATCGAACGAACTTGACGTTTATGTCGTGATTAACCAGGTCGTTGAATGGTCCGTGAGGGAGAAATTCCCTCTTCACCGGACTTTGACCTTGTTGAGATCGATGCTAAACGGTAAGCCACACCTTGTACCTGAGTGGTTCAACCCGAACCAAGGCATTTTAACCTCAGGTTGTCCCCGACGATATACTTACCTTAGCCTCATGGCGCAGAAACAGCGACTCAGCAATGAGTCGTTGTACTTTGCAATGCCGTTGGCTGTTGGCGGGTACGTCGAAGAGGTTGGGGGCGCACTGTTCTACACGCCGCGGAGCAATAAACCGCCCACGGCGCGGGTGCGTCGATCTAGGTTGCCTCACGGCTACCTAGATGGTTGGGATCCTGGTTACAGATCCCAGCCGGAGTCCGTAGTGGCCGCAACTCACGTTGCTATCCATTTCGGATTCTAAGTAACAAAGGGG